TTTCATTATGAACAACCCCGAAACCAACTTCACTGCCGTTGCCGAAGTATTCAATTGTACCCGCGAGTATGTGAGCCAGATTGAGGCCATCGCCCGCCAAGAAGGGATCATTAAATGACTGTTGGACGAGTTTATTCCAACATCAACCCCGTCCATGCGGATGTGTTTGAGGTGTTACTACAGCAGAAAGAAAAACAACTGGAGAAGGCCCGCCAAGCACTGATGATGTGCATCGCCCCCGATCCCGAAGCCGAAAAACTCAAAGAGGAAGTATTGCTTGAGCAATGAAAGAAATACCCGCAGGCTATGTGGAAGTAAGCAAAGGAGTCTATGAGCGAATCGACACAATCCAACGAACCTTTCTTAACCGTAAGAGTGCCAGCAGTAACGCCAAGCCTAAACGCGCTGTTCGCAATGAACCACTGGCGAAGAGCGGCGGCAAAAAAGAAAATACAGGACGCATTCACATCCGCCTTACGGCAAGAAGGAAACGACTTATTGACCCAGACAATCTCGTTTTCAAATACTTCATTGACTGCCTCCGCTATGCTGGAGCAATTCCAGATGACCGTGCGGAAGATGTCACTATTGAAACTAAACAAGAAAAAACTCGTCAAAAAGAAGAGACGATTATAGAGTTGTTCCGTGAATCAAAAGCAGTTTGATGATGATCTAAAAGTCGCCTACGATGATACGGGTGTTTTGATGCCATTCCCAGAACAAGAAGAAGGCTTTTGCGACAATCCTATCAGAAGACTGTTTGAACAAATTGAGGAAACCGATGTCGAAGAAGACTAATGGATCAGGCGACAATCAACTTTCTTGGGCGGTCTATTCTTAAATACCGCCAGTTCAAACTTTCGTTTGTTCCTCAAAAGTACCTTATCACGGGCAAGGCCACCTCTGTGGGGTGGGCAGATGATAAGGAGCTACGCATAGCCACCAAGCGCCCACTCTCTACATGGTTGGATGTCTTTGTCCATGAGACCTGTCACCTAGACCAGCAGATCCAAAGGCCGAAATGGCACAAGTCTAAAGAAGACGCCCTTGGGTTTTTAGACGAATGGCTGGCTGGCAAGCGGGTAGACTATGTGGATAAGTATATCCGACTTGTCATCGAACTGGAGTGGGATTGCGAGATGCGGTCTGTCCGCAAGATTTCCCGAAACAAACTGCCAGTGAATCTAAAAGAATACGCCCAGATGGCCAATGCCTACATCTTGGGATACCACTGGACTTTCAACAATCGCAAGTGGTGCAAGAAAAGTTACGAGACTACAAGGATCTGGAGCCAGATGCCCGAAAAAATCATACCCTTAAACATCGCGCTGTTCCCCCCAGCCAAACTCACCGATCCCTACTATGATTGACCTACTCAACGGAAGTAATGGAAAAGACTACATCCCATGTCCTTCCTGTGCCCAGATTGATGAGATTAAACAGCTACTTGCTGAATATCAAACCTTTGAAGGAGAAAGCCCGATTATCTCAATTGATCTACTAATTTCGGAAGTCAAGATGTGGAGAAGTAAGGAGTCTTACGAACGTAAACTAAAATCCACAATGATTTCTTCTATGGTTAAAAAACTAGAAAGCAAGGGGTTCCAAGTTGATGAAAACAATTGAGTCTAAGTGGGTTGCGCGGTTCATCAAGTTAGCTGAAGAAGTCTCCACATGGAGTAAAGACCCTTCGTCACAAGTGGGCGCTGTCATTGTCCGACCAGACCGAACCATAGCTTCTGTGGGGTTCAACGGATTCCCGCGAGGGGTAGAAGATCGCCATGAGCGGATTGTAAATCGCGATACCAAACTCCTCTACACTATCCACGCCGAGATGAACGCCATCCTATCGGCTAAAGAACCACTTAAAGACTACTCTCTCTTTGTCTGGCCATTCCAACCATGTGCCCATTGTGCGGCGTCTATCATTCAATCGGGAATCAAGGAAGTCTACTGCCCATTCAATGCCCATCTCGATAGCTACGAACGCTGGGCTGAATCTTTCAAAGCCGCCCTCCAGATGTTTGACGAGGCTGGAGTTAGGGTTATTTTCTCTTGACATCCCCCGAATCCTCGTCTCTATTAACCAAATTATGAGCGAAGGACTATCCAAAGTCTTTGAAATGGTCAGTGGCTGGAAGGAGTATTCGCAGTTTGAACATGACCACGAAGGCTACATCACAACCGAACGAGTCGGAGAAGGGAAGGCAATGTTTCTTTGGCGGGTTGACAAAGAGCCTGTCCACCTCGACCATATGTACATGGACGGAAATCTATTCGTCCGATTCAGCGAAGACTACCAAATAAATCTATGAGTGAAGAAACCAAACAACAAGACCCGTCCGAAGTGCTTACTAATCGCGTGAACAGCGCCTATGTAGCCAAGGACTACACACTGCTTAACGGCGGCACCGACAACATCGTAATGATCCAAGGAGAGCGCAAAGACTCTGATCCCGTGGACGTTCTTCTTACCTATGATGGTATGGAAGAAGTCCTTAAGTCTCTCAAGGAATCCACCACACCGAAACAAGAAGAAGTCAAAGAAGAGTCTTCTGATGACTAGCATCTGGCTGATTGGGGCGGTAGGTATCTGCTATGGTATTGTCTCTTTAGAGCAAGCTGTTCGCGGAAACTACGCCCTGTCAGTTATCTGGGGAGGATATTGTTTCTCCCAATGGGGATTGCTTTGGGTAACGCTTTACGGAACCAAGTAATTCTGGCATAATTCCAGCTTCGTTCTTTTACAGAAAGGAGGTGGAAGGGAATTGAACAACTACTACACCAATGAATTCGGTATTGTCTACGGCCCCTATGGGGGAATTGGCTACGCCCCGTGTCCCAAAACGAAGCAGGATAAACCCAACTGTTTCGGTTTGTGCCGCTGGTTTGCGTATCTCTTTCTGTAGACAACGGGTTCAAACTACAGAAACAAAGGGAGGGGGCAATTAGCCTCCTCCCTATTTATTTTATGGAAGCTATAGGATCTATCTACGCAATGCTGGCCTGTTTGTTTATCGGCTGGTGGAAAGTTACTGGCAAGCATCTTGACTGATGGTTGACTAATTACCTCAATGGTTGACTCATTTGTAGCTATTGTTTTCTGGGGAGCCATGCTTATCGTGGCACTCAAGGTCATCAAAGACCGCATTAAACCTGAATAACAATGAAGATAACCACAATAGTCGCAGCCTCTATCCTAGCCATCATCTTCTGGGGAACATTCTCCTATGGTATCTATGCCCTCCTATACTGGGAATAAGCTAGAGAGGTGGATCAAAACCCGATCTGAGGACGAAGTTAAAGTAATGAACTTCCTCCAAGAATACGGGGTGGTGAGCGATAATGCCGTCTGGGCCAAGGATGTGGGGAATGACGGAAAGGCCATGCGGTGTATGGCAATAAACTTTGAACACTTCAAGACCTGCGCTGTCTAATATCGCAATGGAAATAAAACTAACAAGTCACGAAGTTGGCTCCGCCGTTCGTGTTGGTGGGTTAAGAAATTGGCAAGCAATACGGGCGGGGCTGCATGATGCCCATGGATTCAATGGTGATGGTTGGGGCATTAACATTGAAGGGGCTATGGGGGAAATGGCAGCGGCAAAAGCTTTGGATGTTTATTGGGACGGATCAGTTAATACGTTTAAGGCTAATGACTTAAATGGAATTCAGGTTAGAACAAGAAGCGAGCATCACTATGATTTGATTGTTAGGCCAGAAGATGACAATGACGCAATATGGATTCTTGTCACTGGCAAGAATGGAATTTATAACGTTAGAGGATGGATTTTGGGCCGCGATGCCAAGCAAAAAGAATGGCTTCAAGTCTATGGGAGGCGTCCACCAGCATACTTTATTCCTCAAAATAAACTAAAATCTTTAGAAAGATTGAAATATGAACACATGCTTTGAGATCGGGCAACGCGCCGAACAGCAATTTGCAAAGCACATTAGTGGGCCCGTCTTTGCTACCAAGGAGCAGGATATCCATGAGCATTGGGACGTTAAATCGGTAGCTGGCACCAAATACGATGTTAAGGCGATGAAGAAATGGAATCGTGCCGACCCCGAACCCACAGATCGGATGCACTACATCGAACTACGCAACGTCAACGGAGATCTGGGCTGGCTTTACGGAGAAGCGGACTACATCGTCTTTGAAACCCGCGCCCACTGGATAGTGGTTAAACGCCGCACCCTCATGCCCTTTATTGAAGGATTGACAGAAAATAGTGAACAAAGCCTGAAACCCGCTGTCTATAGACTTTACCAACGTAATGGTAGAAAAGATCTGATGACCGTAGTGCCTACAGTAGACCTACTGGCCATTAGTGAAGAGATAATAAAAAAATAAAATAAACTATGAATAACCAACAA